TTAATCCATTTATTGCGGTTCCTGTGACACCAGATTGTCGCCTAAAGATTTTTCCCGGAAATATATCCATATTTTGACCCGGAACTAATGATGCTTCATCAACATCAAATACTAAATTACCTGCTAAAGCTAAGTTATCAATAGCCATTCTTACATGACCATTCATAAGTAATTGTGCATCTTCCATATTTTCTGGAACACCTATACCAAATAATTGATAAGGATTTATTTCATATGGAACAGATTGATATGGTATTCTTTCTGGAGTAAAAGGATTTAAAACCGCTCTTAATACTTTACCATTACATATCCATGCATTAATTTGTACTTCATCAAGAGCCGATAAGTTACTTACTTCTAATCCTATTTCACTTGCTAGATATGTATCTAATGTTCCCCAATATTCTAATACTTCGTATCTATCAACGTCATAGTTTGCTTGAGCATCATACGATTGAATAATATCTTCATAATATTCTTTTGTGTAATTAGCACCCATCTCAAGACACTCAGATATTGCATCTTCATCAAAATAAGGATGTTTTACTAAATCTCTTAATTGTGTTCTTGTAAGTTTATGACGTTCTATAGTATAATTACAATCATTAATATTAGTTGCATCTGGGTCTGGAAAAAAATCCCAACAAGATACAGCTTCTATTCTTGGAACTTCTTTGTTATATGGAGAATACATTTTTTCTCCATCAACAGTATCCCAACGATGAACTGTTTTAGCATAATTAAAAGGCCCTTTAACAATACCTGTTCCCAATAAAACAGATTCAAATATTGCATGCCTTAAAACACTTACAGCATTAGTATCTAATAACTGGTCATGTATTAATTTTTCCATCCTGCGTGATGTTTCTTGTGCAGGATATATTTCTGGCTGATTAGGTATTCTTGCTCTTCCCTCTGCTAGATTTGCACCTTCATACTCAGATTGTAATCCTCCTAACGGAGTTGCATTAGTTGCTCCCGGAAGTATTTCTTTACCATCGCCGGGAAACCCAACAGATGGTTCTAAATTTTCTTCTCCCGGTACACGCAAGTGTGCAACGTCTGCAATACCTTCCGGTACTGGAGTAGAACTTACTGTAATAGGAAATTTTTTATTAGCAAATAAAACGTCAACGATTTGACCATATGCGGCAAGAGTTTTTGTTTTAGTAATTTTTACAAAAACTTTACTTTTTTCATTATCACGAAATTGAGTTGTGTTATCATACACACCTCTGTAATTTTTGTAAGCTCTTAACCATCGAGCCTCGTGGGTTTGTCTAGAAGCTTTTGAATCGTTATACTTTGATTCAATATAGCCTACTATTCCCGGAGCCTCTTCTTCTGGCATAGTTGAAGTTTGGTCAGTGCCTTGAACTTCATCAACCATTTTTTACCTTTTTAATAATCTTTGTCTTTATCTGAATTTAAAATAGATGCATCTAAATTAGCTGATTTTGATTTACCTTTTGGAAATGGCTGATTTAATGGATTCTCGTCACCCTCTTTAATTTCTGTTGAAAATTGTAAAGGCATACGAGTTAGAGGAGCATCTGGTTCACCCATTTTTAGCTCACTCTGTTTCATAATATAGTCTTTTCCAAAGTTATAATTACCACCCGGCATATTTATCTCCTTAGTTATTTATTAATTTGAGTATTACCTTAATACCCAAAAACTGTATCACTGGGTTCATACGCAACCCTGTCTTTAATTCTATTTAGTGTTGTATTTAGTGTTGGCTGATTAGATTGCCTAGTCATAATCATGTATCGTAATGCGTCATAAGCATGGTCATCAGCTTTTGTATCAACATCCTCTGGATTAGTTTTTGATGTTGGTATACTTGATAATGTACGAATTAAATTTGTACAAGTTGCAAATATTTTTAGTTTAGGCTCACCAGTTCGTTCGTTAATAGCTAATCGTCTATGCATTTCTACTTTTCCAGATATTCTATCTCTATCAGCAGGAATCCAACGAACACCACTTCTAATCATTGTTTCAGCTATACTAGGGCCTAGACCTGTTCTATTCCAACAACTTGTATCTAATATACACATAGCCATTGTTGGGTCAGCTCTTTCCATTTCTAAAATTAGATGAGCTAATCTTTCTCCAGTATAACCGGCACCATATAGTTCACGATAAATATATATGTTACCATCAAAATCTACTGTACCCCATAGGACACAGGATGGTGATGCATAACCATAATCTGCCGCTCTAAATCTTTGCCATCCTATAGGAACCTCAAAAGGTTCTACAACATGTAAAGCTCTAGCAAACTCTGGAAAAGCCGCACCTTCTGCAACTTCCCAATCCCCATCTAATAATCTCTTTCTTTCTACTTCTGGTAAAGAACGAAGCATAGCTTCATACTGACCATCTTTCATTAAGTAAGGATTATCAGTTAATCTAGCAGGTATAAACTTTCTTTGAAACAAACGTTGACCTGCCTTTTCATGATTTGGAGGCCATCTATAGACTTCTCCAGAATCAATATCACACGCCGCAAAGCTCTCATATGGAGGTGAAGGGTCAATGTACATTTTCTTTACCCACCAACCACCTACACCGCCGGGGTTAGCCGTGCACCTCATATAAGGTTTTATCTCGGGATTTGTCGTTCTTAATCTAGAACGCAAATACTCCCAAACAAAGGGAGTAGGATAATGTGTAATCTCGTCTAGTCCTATCCAGTTAAAAGCTTGACCTTGATATCTGGTAACATCTTTATCTCTGTCTAGGTATGAAAACCATGCAGTTGCTCCGTTAGGAAACATCCACATAGATTTAGATTCTTTAAAAACTGCACCCGGAAATGCTTTTGGGTATAGTTGTTTACTCTTATCTATTAATTCTGTTAGCTCATCTAGAGTTCTTCTAATTAAAAGTGCTCTATGGTCTGGTAAATGTGCATATCTAAGCAAATCTGCTAGTAGTGCATAAGACTTACCACCACCTGCGGCACCACCATACAGTACATCTCTTTCTGGAGATGCTAAAAAGTCTGTCTGTGGGCCTTCATTAGGTCTAAAGATAACATTATCTAGCTCTTCTATATGCTCTTTTAGTGCTTTTGGAGCTATTTTTAGGTCATCCTCTGTTAAAGCTGATGGATTTTGACCAGTAAGTGTTCCTTCTATCTTTTTTAGACCTTTTTCTAGGTATCTTACCTTATCTCTTTGTGCTTTTACTTGTTTTTTCTTCTTTTCAGCAGTTTTTTTAGCTGTTCTAAGCTTTTTTTGTGATGCTATCTTAGCTTTTGTAGCAGTGCTGTAGTTATATTGCCGTTTCTGCTTCGGCGGAGGTATTTGATTCACTCTTATCTCCTAAGAATTTCTTTCTAAGACCTTGTGCCGAAATCTTTCTTCCTGTTGTTGCGGTAAGCCAAGTAGCAACTTCCCTATAAGAGCAAGACTCAAGATAATCTTTTGCTTTTCTATAAGCCTCAAGCTCTTCTGTGACAGGTAATAGCGTTTTTTTATCTTCATCTAGTTTATATCCGAATGGTATGGTTGATGTTTTTCTTGTATCTTGGGTGGTTGTTTGTGTGTTGCTCGTCTCCATGCTAAATATACAATAAATTTGTTATGTGCATCCTGTGGTTTTAAGTCGTTTAATTCTTTACTATAGTGGGTCTTTAGCCATTTGTGAAACTCTGGGTCTTTTAGAGTTCTAGCCATCTATAATCTTCTCGTCTTGTTTATTTGGTAGTAAGACCACACCATGAATTGCTGTCACATTATGGTCTATTGTTTCTCTTGAACCTATACCAATACGATTTAAGAGACTTTCTGCGGCTTTTAATCTAAGCTCGCCCTTGGGGGTTGTTCCGTCTTCATCTAAGGCGGTAATTAAGTTGTTTGCGGCTTTCATTCCATGTGCCGCTAAGTAGTTCTGGGTTCGTTCTACTATCTCAGAAGATACTGAGTTTACTAACCAAGTACGAGACGTTGGTTCATACCCTGCTAATTTCATAGCTTGAGAGACATTGCCACCATTTTCTATTAGGGCATCAATGAAAGCCTCTTGTTTAGGGGTTAACTCTTTTTTCTGTTTGGGTTTCTGAGGTAATAGATTTGTCATATTTATTAGTAAGTACATAATGCACCATATCTACCTTGTGTTTACTATCTAAAGTGAAAAGATATGTGCTTGTTTTGTACTCATTTTATACTATTGTATCCGGAATCAACAAGTTGTCAAGTTATTTCTAATAAAAAAAATATTTTTTACTTGACAAAATTGATATTGTATGTACAATTATAAGGTACCCCCTACCCGGGGGCACTACATCCCCCCTACACTAGTATCCCTATTAGGGTACCCGTAACGGCACCCGTTTCATGCCTACTAGTTTACACCT